GTAAGACACCAGGTGCTCATGTATATTTTGATATCGCCAAAGAACAAATTAACTTTTGCGATCATTACTATGTCGTTGCCGAGCAACTGAAAGGAGGTAAATTGATTTCCTCAAAATATGACGGTAAAGTCATGAGATTTAGGCCTCCTCATGTTGTCTTCTTTTCTAATTATCCTCCTCCAGAGGATCAGTGGATAGAAGACCGTCTCAAACATATAGTTTTAGATGGATCCGAGAGTAATGTTAAGACTAAGGTCGCACATTTAACAAGATCTGTTAAATATTCAATACGTTAAGCATCATATTCAAATCCAAAGAAGAAACTTTTATTTTTCCTCTTTTGATTTTATACAACCCCGGTAGCCAAATTTAATTTAGGCTTTAAGAGTATAGATGCCTCGCCCTCGTGCTCCTACTCGTCGCCCCCGCCCTGTCTCTGTTGTTAGAGGACAGGGTGCGTATCGCGTCCGTTCAACTGTTCCTAAGAACAAGGTTCGCGGTCGTGGGTTTTATAAGGGTTTTGGCCAACACATCGGCTCTACCATTGGTGGTATGGCTGGTGGGGCCATGAATCCCGCTCTTGCTGCATCGGGTGCTAAGATAGGCCAGTGGATCGGCGGCCGTGCTGCTGAGGCTACTGGATGGGGTGCTTACACTGTTAAGCACAATTCACTTGTTGCAGCGATCCCGACAATTGTAAATGCTCGGGTTCAAGAGGGTGCGGTTGTAATCAGACACAAGGAATATCTCTGTGATGTTGTTTCTGGTTCAAATGCTTCAGGATCAGCTTTCAATGTTGTATCCTTCCCTCTTAATCCTGGAATGAGTTCTACATTCCCCTGGTTGTCTGGCGTTGCCCAGAATTTTCAGGAATATAAGATCAACGGAGCGATTGTAGAATATAGACCGACCAGTGGAAACGCGGTCTCGTCTTCCAATGCCGCACTTGGTGAGGTCATTCTTGCTACACAGTATAACTCTCTTAATGCTGCTTTTACAAATAAACAGCAGATGTTGAATGAAGAGTTCTCTGTTTCTACAGTCCCTTCTATGTCTGTGGCTCATCCGATCGAGTGTGCTAACTCACAGACACCTGTTGATAAATTGTATATACGCTCAGCTGCCCCTGGTTCAAATGCAGATCTCCGTCTGTATGATTTAGGCAATCTTTCGGTTGCTACTCAGGGTCAGCAGTCAGCCAACGCCACTCTTGGCGAGATTTGGATTACGTATGAGGTTCTGTTATACAAGCCTAGTCTTCAGGGACATTAGGTCACTCCCGTTATAAAGACGTATAGTCAAACTTATACGCCAGGTGCGTTTGAAAATGGGAATACTTACACATCTATTACGTCTATTGGAACCTTTACGATTCCTTCAGATTTTAATCCTGCTAATAACCCAACTTCATCAGATACTTCTTTTGTAAGTATGTCTGTGTTGTTTGGAACATATGCTCCATTAGGTGGAGGCTACACTGATAGTGGTGTAGCTGGGGTTACGATGTTTGATACATCAACGATGTTAGGAAATGGTATTTCTTATTTAGAACAAGCGTCACCTGATGGTCATGGATTGGTCACAGGAACAGAGTTTAGAGATCAAGGAACATTAACAAACTATGCGTCGGACAATGGTTGGACCATGTCAGCAGGCAAAGCGTATGATGTTAGGTTCAGTCAATTATTTGACTTAACAGGTGGATTCTATAACTCGTCTTCAGTTATAAACTGGACTGGTTTGACTGTAACCATATCAATAACCTATAGCACTTAGAAAACGGGCTAGGTAGATTAAAATAGAATCTTTGAAGAGTTATTTAAGCTGCTCAAAGATTGCTCCCGCAGGGCACCCAAAATGGAACTTGCATGAATTACATGAAAGTTACGTTTTCCTTACACAAGTTTCAGGCTTCGGGTAAGGCGAGGGAATATAGTCATTTACTGATATATTAAAGATCTCGTGTGAGGATCGTTTTTAGATGCCTCTCCGAGCACTACGAAGACAAATAGAGTCTTTGTAGAATGAATTGGTGCGTGCTGTCATATTGGAGGGATGTGAATACATCAGAATTCCTATATGCTTTACGGCTTATGATACTAATGTATCGTAAAACCAAGAAATTAAGAAGATGGAGTGTATGATGCTAATCATGTCATGACATCTATAAAAATGAAACTTTTTCCTTTTTTCTCTTTGTAGGAAGCTTGCTTCCGGCAGAAGTTGCCCTTTTAGCTCGTATAAGAAAGCCGTGGGCCTCGGTCCCCGGCGAGGACCAACTGGACCGCAGCCCCCGAGCCCCGAAGCCTGAAACTTGTGTAAGGAAAACGTAACTTTCATGTAATTCATGCAAGTTCCATTTTGGGTGATTATATGAATAAAAGGGCATGCCATAGTATAATATTACCTATGGCAACTTCTGTGGCGGACCTCGGAGATTCAAAGAGTCGGAGAATAGGGAAGCCGCAATCGGTTTTAACTTGGTTCAAACCGACAATTGAGACTACGGTCTCAACAACACCTTCGGTATGCGAAGAGCTTCGTGATCCTGTTGTTTATGATGGTGAAAGCGACATCAAACCAGGCACGAAAGAAGGTGTTGAATATGATGCCCATATTTCAACGAAGAAATCACGAAATGTTGTGATGACGTTGAACAACTACACGGATGTGGAAGTTGAAGCATTACGGTTATTTGGTAAGCGTAACTGTTCATATTTGGTGTTTGGCTATGAAATAGCACCCAAAACAGGAACCCCTCACTTACAAATATATGCAGAGTTTTCGGAAGGGAAAACATGGGCAACGATTAAGTCTCAGTGTTATTCTAATCGTTATTACATAGCTTCTCGACGTGGCACGGCGAAACAAGCATCATCCTATTGCATTTTTGAGGATTATCCAAAATGTGAAAAAGAAAACAAATACGAAGTGTTTGGTGAGATAAGTAAGCAAGGCCAACGGGCTGAGTTTGACGAGGTAATAGCATTCTCCAAGACCCATAACAGGGTCCAGACAATAAGAGAGTTTCCTTATATGTTTGCCCGTATGTGGACTGGAATGAATGCACTATTGGACGCAGTTGAAGAAGAATATAGACCGACACCATTTCCGTCTATGCGTAAATGGCAACAAGAACTGTTTGATTACTTGTCTCAATCAGCAGATGACCGAACGATAGTTTGGGTTGAAGATGCAACAGGTGGGTCTGGAAAGAGCCAATTTTGTAATAGGTATTTAGATGCTATGTTGGGTTTTACATCCTTGGGTGGAAGGATGGAAGATATGGCACAAATATATCGTAAGACACCAGGTGCTCATGTATATTTTGATATCGCCAAAGAACAAATTAACTTTTGCGATCATTACTATGTCGTTGCCGAGCAACTGAAAGGAGGTAAATTGATTTCCTCAAAATATGACGGTAA